GCAAAAAAATACCCTGCCCAAAGAATGGACAGGGTATAATTTTTGCGAAAGTTTAGGTTTTTTTAACTACTATTATCTGCTACTACCATCTAATGTAAAGAAGTTTCCTTGGACATAGCTTTGTCTGTCAGCTCCACTAGCAGTTACAGCTTTTGCAGATACTCTAGCATTAGTAATTGGTGGATAAAATCCACCTTGATTAACTGGTCCAGTGTAATATCCATCTTGAACTCCAACATACCATGATACATAGTCAGCATATAGTCCAGCAGTGCCGCTTGTAGCAGCGCCATTGGTAGAAGGGTAGTAGAAGGTACCAAGAGAACCTCCAAACATCCTTATATTTACATAAGTATCTGCTGTTATTGGACCACTAAAACCAATTTCAACTCCTATGCCTTCTCCTGCAAAATACTCTGCTGATTGTACTATTACTGAAGTTACTAGGGGTGCTGTGGCTGCTGGCGGCGTATATCCACAGTAACCAACCGAATTATATTCAATAACTTGATTATAGCTACCGCCACTTCCATCAGCGTAAGTTCCCCATCTTGTATAGTTTGCGTCACAGTATTGACTTAGTAAAGTTCCTGGTGCAGGATAGCTAGGTGCAACACTTGTATCGTAAATAATAACGTATGCTGTAGCCTGACCATTATCTAGTGATATAGTAAAATACTCTGTACCTTCTGTGAGTGAATCAGGATTTACAGCAAATATATGATACCCACCATTTGCAAGACTTCCAGTTAAACTAGCTCCGTAAAGATCTGCTGAAGTAACACCTGAAATAGTATAACCAAAATACCCACTTTGGTTAGTAGTAAAAGTAACTGTAAAATCTCCGCCTTCGTTAACAGCACCAAAATTACCAACTGAGGGCGTTAGTGAATAAGTTGGTGCTGGTGGTGCTACATATCCGCAAGCAGTGCTGTTATGAGTACCTTCAGTATATGTACCACCACTTCCGTTAGCATACACTTTATTTAGTGTATACGGTGCAGTACCATATGCTGCACAAGACTGACTTATAAAAGTTCCTGGAGCAGGATAAACAGTAGTACTAGTGTCGTATACAGTTGTTTGTCCAACGTATCCTATAAAGTCGCCATTATAACCAGAATTGTCGTAAAAGAATATCCAAACAGTTTCTTCACCTTCTGTGGTAGCATCATTTCTTAGTTGTCTGAAAAAACTACCGGTGTTGTTGTTTATTGTTATAAAACCTTGATTAGTATATGCTGTAAAGTCATTGGCATCTGTGCTACCATAGTTAATCCAATATATACGAGTACCATCTGCAACATTAGTAGTTGTAACAGTATAGTTAATAACTTCGCCTTCATTTCTTAAGCTTTGATCCCTATAAAATGAATAAGTTGGTGCTGGGGAGGTAACAGTCCAGGTGGGGGTTTGTCTAGCATGTCCACTGTTTATAAAATAAACATAGATTGTATAGCTTCCAGGATTAAAGCCTGATCCTGCATTACCAGGAGGACTAGTTGCATTACCACTAGCATCTAAGTAATAAACTGGGCTATCATAGCTAGTATTATTAACACTAAATCTATAGCTTCCATTTGGTGTGCCTCCAGTAATACTAAAAGTAACGCCGTTTGGAGAAACTACAGAAAGTGGAGTAACTGACACTACTTCATTATATACTGTTGTACTAGTATCATTAAAATTAACGTATGCTATAGCTTGGCCATTGACCAATGAAAAAGTAAAGTACTCTGTGCCTTCAGTAGTAGCGTCTGCGGTAACAGTGTATGTTATTACACTACCATTGCTAACGCTTCCGCTTAAAGCTGCACCGTTAATATCTGCTGAACTAACCCCTCCTGTAATAGTATAGCCAAAACTACCTGCTTGATTGGTACTAAAACTAATTGTAAAACTAGTGCCTTCATTAGCAGTACTAACAGAAGCTGTTAATACATAGGTTGCTGCTGCTACTACAGACCATGAAGCTTGACGAGTATTTTGTGTAGAGTCGAATTTTACATACACTGTATGTGATCCAACAACTTCACCAGGGCCTGCACTAGGATTGTAATAACTACCATTTGCGTCTAATGTTGCACTTCCTGAGTAACTAAGGTTATCTAAGCTGTAACGAAAAACAGTATTAGGAGTGCCTCCAGTAATTGAAAGTGTTGTTGCGTTAGGGTATGTTACCATTGAAGGACTAATAGTTAATACTTCGTTTTGAGATATTACACTAGTGTCATTAATAGTTACTGTAGTTGCAGAATTTGCTAAAGGAACTATTGTGCCGCCTGGTCCATAGGTAAATAAATTCATACCTGCTGTTTCAGGTCCTTCATAAGCAGCCGCATCTGCTTTAACTACACGTGTTATTGTTGCTGTATTATTATTAATAACGACAGTACTACTACTAATATTGTCGTTATAATCAGCAGCTGTATTAGTTCCTGTTTGTTGCCAATATATTGTTGTTCCATTTACAACATTCTCACTTGTAATTGTCCAGATAAGAGTACCACCCTCATTTATACTTGTAACATTTGGAGCAACACTATAAGTAACTATAGGCACATCTCGTATAAAAAATCCAGTAGAACCATTAATTGACCCAGTATATCCACCTATGGGTCGTAGATATAGTTGTCCGTATTCTGGCTGTTCTGTAACACCATCGTTATTAAGTATAAACTCTATAGCAAGCTGTAAATTGCTGGATTTAAGTCCAGACGTTGGAAAGCTAAATGTTCCTTGAGTACTAGGAGTAAAATTAGTATACTGAGCACCTCCGCTAATATTAGTTTCTGGATCATAGTACCTCATACTAGAAATGTCGGCTAGGCTGATTTCACCATAAGAAGTTCCTAGATCTACCCCTTCCCAGTTCCAATGTACTGGATGAGCATAATCTAAACTAGAAGTAATTGTAATACGTAGTATTTCATTTTCATTAGTAAATTGATTACTAACACTTAGACTATATACTTCTGGGGGCTTGGAAGTATCATTAATAAATACTGTTCCAGGATAAGTGTGTACTCTTGTACCTAATGGATAATCTAATGCTACTGTAAAGTTTTCTGTACCTTCTAATAGTAAGTCAGCTACAGGAGTCATTCTAAATACTGCTGCACCACCACTACCTAATGCGACTCCGTTATAGCTACCACTTGAGTACCAAGGGCTTAAGTCAAGATCTGCAAATCCTGCTGTGTTTGCTATAATTCTTGGGTATACCACAGTACCACTAGGGAGATTTGTAGCAGTTATAACCCATGCGTATTCTGTGCCCTCATCTAAGTAGACAGCACCAGTAGTATTACCACTTGGATTAAACATATTAAATACTGGTATAGGAGTAGTTGAGTTGTCTATAATATCAAAATTTAAGTAAACCGAAGGTATACCAGTTAATCTTATTCTAGCATTTTCTGTACCTTCTGTTTTTAGGTCTCTTTTTAGTACTATTGCTGCGGTGTCTCGACCATTAAAACCATCTATTTGAGCATTTCCAACAGGTAAAGCTTCAATAATGAAGTCACCACTAGTTGCTTGAGTAAAATCGTCTGCATCTGTTGAAAGATTTAAAATACTGTAAGGAATATATGTGCCTGTTGCAACATTTTTTGTTTTTAGTTGAAATACTACTGCTTGATTATTGCCACTGATATCTTCATTAAATCCAGGTACTCCTGCTGTAGTTGTATCTGGCGTTGTTATAAATGATAGGCTATATGCTTTATCTTCTGTCAAAGAAACAGAAGCGCTAGATAGTCCATTATTCAAAGATAAAGTTAAAGTTTCAGGGCCTTCTGTTACGTAGTCTTCACTAATAGTTAATTTAATAGTACCAATATTATTAGTTACTGTAAAAAATCCAGTTAAAGATTTTGGAAGTATTAATTGGTCATTACGTGTAACATATTCAATGTCGTCAAGAGTAATATTAGTGCCTGCAATAGTATACCCAATTTGAGACCCATTATCAACACGTGAAGTAGTTAATGTAAAAATTACTTGGTAAAGAGGAGTATCACTATTGCCTTCAAGTACAGTTGTTTTGTTTACAGTAACAACAAAAGTAGAAGGAAAGCTGGTACCTGTATAGCCTCGTTCAAGAGGAACTGTATCTAGTGCCATTATATTCATTTTGTACTGTTGACCTACCCAACTACTGTACGAATTGGCTCCATAATTCCACCAAGTACCAGAAGCTACTCCTGGAAGTGTATTTCCTAGTTGTAAAGCTTGAGTAGCTTGAGATGTCATTTTAACAGTTCTAGTGCGTATGGTACTAACACTTCCAGTATCTGTACCGCTATCTACCCTTTGTACCATTACTCTGTGTACGTCAAAAGCGCCAAGAGTGCCAAATTCAACAGACGAATATTCCCTATAATAATACTGAGCTGTTGCAGGTATTACAAAAGCCGTATTACTTGGGGGATTAGTAGTATTTACTGGAAATGATCTAATATCTGAGCCATTCCAAGCCGAAGCTGCAGGTGGTGGTGGAACTAGCCAATCTTGAAAAGTAAAGTCTTTTAACTGAATATGTAATTTTTCAGAATCATACATACATTTAGCAGTACTATTAAACACTTGTAGACCGTATCCACTGCCTAATATGTTGTTAGATATCTCTTTATTTGAAAAGAAATATACTTTTGGTACAGCTGCTCGTAGTTGTGCGTCAGTTAGCATAAAGCGATCTGGAACTATTGCAAATATTGAAACATAGTATTCCCCTGTTCCTGGATAAGGTACAGTATCTATCTTAGGATTGTTTAATAAGTGTATAGGACCAGCTCCTGCAGTAGGTTGTGAGGAGCCTACGCCAGCGTCTTGTGTAAAATACCATATACCAGTATCGTTGCTGCGAGGAAGAGTATACGCAAAAAAGCAATCAGTAATAGTTGGAGCTATGTACCTTAGTTCATAAACTCTCCACGTATCAGAAGCATACGTAGGATTGTCTACATAACTACTTGGTTGAGCAAATGAAGGATTGACTGAATACGAGCTTGAAAAAGTTGCGAAATCAAAAGCATTTCCAGTAACGTCTATATTTTTATAGTTTTGCCCAAAAAAATTACTAGTACCAGTAACTGATCCTGTAAAATACCAAGGTTTAACATTAGAGTCGTCAACAACTAATTCACCGTTATTATTGTTAAATTTAAAGCCGTAGGTCATCGTGCCATTACCATTAAAATTGTTCCTCGTCTAACAGAAGTGGGAACAGTTGGGTTAATTTCGTTATATTTTATTTGCGGATAACCACTAGTACCGTTATCTATAGTTTCATGCCAGTGATCTCCAGTATACAAAGTAATTACTCTTAATTTTAGTCCTTGTAAGTTTGCTTTGGTACCTGTACCATTATAAGTAATATATCTATCAGCACTGCTACCTGTAATAAATAGTGTTAAAAATTCAACAAAAACTCCAGCTTCACTAGTTGAATCATAGTAGACATTGCCTAAAGCATCATTAATTTGCATACCGTACATAGGTACTCCTTAAGATAAATCACCAATAATAACTCGTGGTTTAGTGCTGCCACTATTGTCCCAGACTTCAATTTTATTATTATATAAACGTATTCTATTACTACTACCTGGACGGCCTATAAACAGTTTTTCTGCATCAATACTACCTGTTACTAATTTTTCGCTAGTAATAGTATTTTCAACAATTAAGCTACCTGGTATATAAGTAGTCATTAGTGCCCAAGTAATAGGGGAAACACTAGTCAATTGATAAACTTTAGCACCATTATAGTTGTTATAACTAACAGTTGCAAGATCGCCGCGTACTGGGCTTCTGCCAATTACTGCGTCTACTTCTAGATTTGTAGGTGGTCCGTCTGAATTTGCGGCACGTTGAATTATATAACTTGCTGCACCTGGTCCTCCAGTAGTACCTAGTGTGCCATTGAAAGAAATTGCTCTAATAGGATAAGTAGTGCTTGCCCAATTAAGTGGACTTGTTAGAGTTGTACCAGCAACAGAAAGTGGAATAGTTATTGACCACAAAGTAGCTCCAGGAGTGCTATTTATGGGAACAGTTGTTTCCCAGCCACCGTCTACTACAAAGTCGGGATTACCCCACGTATAAGTACCCGCAGTTGGACGAGCTGGAGGGCTAGAACCACTAGTCCATTGGTAAATAGCTGGAAAAGCAGACATTTTACCTGCAACACCTGCCTCACCTTTTGCCCCATTATACAATATAGGCATTGTGATAGTCTTAGTTAAATTAGTTACTAAGTTACCTGCACTAACAGTTAGTGTAACTGTTACATTAATTGCAGTTTCATCAGGAGTTACTGTAATACTTGAACCGCTACCGCTACTAGGACTAGCGCCTGTAACTACCCAAGCGTATTGAGGTGAAGTTATATTTTGTGTTACTGCTGTTAAAGTAGCGTTTAGTGGTGTAAAAACAAGAGATGCATTTTGTACAAAACTAGTGTATCCTGAAATATCGATAACTTGTGCAGTAGCAGATATTGGTGTAGAAGTTAACTGACTAGAGACAGTAAATACTTCTTCTTCAATATCACTAATAAAAGCATATTTAACATAGTAAGGTGTACCTGGCACAAAAGGAATAGGCGTACCTCCGCCATTAGGTAGCCCAGTTATAGTAATAGAAAAGCTTAATCCAACTCCTTGAACCATATTGGCATCTGAGGGAGTAAAGCCTACTCCAGAAGGTCCTGCTACTGCAGAACACCATACTTTTACTTTAATTAAATCATCTCTAACATCGTCTGTTCTAATTGTGTCGTATGGAGTATCTAGTTTTAATATTAATGAGTTTACGCCTGGAAATAAGGTTCCTGCCATATCTATTCCTTAAACAATTGTTTTAATTTTAATTAAAGCATATGAACTTGCAGCACTGTAGTTACCAGTTTTATCTAATATTCTACATTCTACCTTATAGTCAATACCACCTTCCGAAATACGAGGTATTGCTACCTTTTCTAGATCTAGAAAGCCCTGTCCTTGAGTTTGTACTTCTGGTATAATTGGTGCAGTATCCCACAAATCTGTGATAGCTGTACTTTTATATAATCTGTATGCATAGGCTTTAAAATCCTTTTGCTGGTTTACAATAGTTGGAGTTGCTACAATATAAGTTTGTTGTAAATCTATTGCAAGTGTTGGAGACGCTGCAAAATTAATGGTTTTACCATTATTTGTAAACCAATACGTATCAGACCAAGGCCCAACAATAGTTCCAGAATTGTTAGTATATCTAGCTCTAACTTTGTAAAGAAGACCTGTTGTAAGTTGCTGTACAATAATACTTGAAGAATCTTTAGTACCGTAGTACGATGGAGAAGCTGTATCAAATAATCCATTGCCAGGAATTACTTGCAGTTGCACTCTTTCAGCACTTACACTAAGGTTAGCAGAATTAGTATAACTAATAATAGCAGTATTTGTAAATGTGCCGTTAGCAATTGTATCACTAATGGCACTATCGCTGTTTACAGAAACAATAGTAGGAGCTACGTTAATTATTGAGGTAGTTAAATAATTACCAGTAGTTGTAATATTTGAGTTATAAGATAAATAACCAGATAAATCTGCCGTGTATATTGACGGAGAGTAGTCTGCTAACATAAGTCTAGCACTAATATTGCTATTGGCTTCTATACTTAATACTATTAGCTCTTGTGATTCTTTGCTAACTTCTCCTAACATAAACAAGTCGTCAGGATTTACGCCGTCACCAGCTACTAGTGCTCCAGATAGTGTAATACTAGCAGAATATCCTGTTGTAGTTATAGGTGCTAAAGTTTTTAACACGCTGCTGCCTGTATTAGTTCTAACTCTAATATTGTAAGGTTTTCCAGCTTCTAAATAAATTTCTTCAGTTAAAGCTATAATCGCGCTGCCTACTGTGCAAGTTTTAATTCTGCCACTGCCTGCTCCCCATAAGGGAACATCATGCGTAACACGTACTAAGTCTCCGCGATTACAAACTAAGTATTCAAAATCTACATTTAATGAAAACATTTCTGGACGCAATTTTAACTGCGCCATATGCCACTGAGCAATATGTTTTGCTTGAGCAAAATTAGTTACACCAGGTAAATTAAGTTCTTCAAATAACTCTGCATTACTCTCGGTTTTACCAAGATTAAATACTCTGTATTCATTTGCTTGATATCCTTTTTCTTCATCAGCAATAGTAATACGAAATGCGTCAGGTATGCGTGGAAGTATTTTTGTAGCTTCAAACCCCCAGCTATTGTGTGGAGTAAAGTGCTGAACTACTCCAGTACGTGGTTTATCAACTACTACTGTCCATTTACCATCTATGTAGTTAGGACTTGCTTTGCCCGCTGAGCATATGTCTTTTAGTACATCCATAACACTAGTAATATTAGTTAGTACTGCATTATAAGTAAGCAAAGGTTTAGTAATGTCTCTAGTCCATTTACTGTTTGCATAGGTCATAGGCTCACAAAACTTATACCAATCAGCTAATGCATTTAAATCTACATAATTTGCGGCATCTATAATATTGTTTGCTACTCTGTAAGCATTAGCAGGGTGCATTAGTACATAAAGGAATAATGCTGCAGGATTGTTAGTAACATCTACAGTTTTCCAATCGTTTGTTATTCTATTTAGTACATTAGACTTAGTTTGTACTAAAGCATTAACCCCTTCTAAACTACCATTTATTTTATTAGTGCTTTGGACTTTAATAAAAGTTCTGGCTAAGTGACAATTTGGCGGATTTTTTACAACACGAATAGGTACTAGTTGATTATTAGAGTTTAGTGTTTGTTTATTAAATCCTGTTACTGCGTAAAGAATTGCTTTAGTATAATATCTATGATCTTTATCTTCTGCTTTTTCTGTTTCATCATTGTTTGTTCTAATTATTTGAATAGAGTACTTTGCTCGTGGTAATCCATGAATTTTATAAACATAGTTAAATGCGTCTTTTCGTTGTGAAAAGAATCCACCTTTGCCAAATATTAGTTCATTACCCATAGAACCTGCAATGTTTAATCCAGCATTTTTAGCGTATGTAATAGTCAAAGCTACTGCTGCATTACCCCCCTGAGAGTTTATGCCTTTCATTCTTACTGCGTGTACACTGTTAGCTTCGGCATAAAACCATGTTACAGCTACTTGATCGTAAGCATTTTTAGGTATAGTAATTAACTTTGCTCCATCAATGCTTACAGAGCCTTCATCGTCAACAGCTGCTGATATTTCATAGTATCCTGCTTCCGGGAAAGTTACTTGAGCAGTTTTATCAAACTCAAGGGCAGCTGTCATGCTGCCGCCTGTGCCTGTATATGACCATGTTCGATTATTTTGTAAAAAGAAGTTCCAACCATCGTAATTACCTACATAGCTTCCGGAAATAACGCCTGGAAATTGATTAGCATTAAATATAGGTTGTGGTGTGCCTGCAGCAACTGCAGTTTCTACAATTCGTCCTGCGCCTATAACAATGTCAAAATCAGTTGTAGGTATTTGACTTTGATCACCATCTGTAACAGCTGTACCATCTGAATTACGCTGCACTCCTCTGGTAACAGAAGTAAGTCCTAGGCCTTCTATAGTTCTAGTACTAGTATTAGCTAGGTGCGATACTGTAGAAGCTTCTAAATAACTTGAGCCAAAGAAACATAAAGTATGTAATTTAATATAACCATTCGGAATACTAGGTAGCCTTAATATATTGTTTCCGTCAGTACCTACAAAAGCCGCGTACGACCCTCGTGTAGTTAAACTCTTTAGATAATTAGAGGGATCTGCATATTGACTATCAGTAGCGGCTCCGCTAAATACTGCTATGCCACCTCCTGGTGCCATAGCAATTACATACCATTTGTAAAGATTTTCTAATTCATTAGTGCCTGGGTTAGTGTATACAGGTGCAGAACTAATTGTAGTTTTAAAACCTGTGTCACTAGGTGTTGCTGATGCGTAGTTGCCTAGATGGTAGGCAGGTAATGTTGAAAAACCTGTTTGACCAAGAGTGTCATTACGTAAACGAACTTGAATTGAACAAGTAGCATCGGTTACAGTTCCGTCAGTATTCTTAATTTTGCGCATACCTTCTGGAAAAGTAAATGCTATATCGATATCTTCAGCAAACTCTTCTAGAGTAATTACTGCGGGAGGATTTCCGTCTATACTATTGTTAACTAACTCAATTTGAGGAAATCTTTGCTCTATATCAGTTGGAAATAATTTGTCAAAAGCATCTAGCTTACCACTTGTAGTTTCCTGAGGTACTCCTAACAAAGTCTCTGGTACTGGGTGATCAAGTCCCACACCAGCTTGAGTAGTGTAAAAAAGTTCATTTAAAGTTTTTGCACCTACACGAATATCATCAACTGCTAGCGGTCCAAATCCCCATACAAGGGATAAGTGTAATAAGCTAGTATCTGTTAATGTTTGTACATAAGGCACTGCTCCAAGCATTGCAGTGCTACGCATTTTGCCGAGCACAACAGGAATAGCGCCAAAACGATTAGCTTGATTTGCAGCACCGCTAAACGCATTTACAGGTGCGGAACTCCCTGGATCTTTTCCATTTAATGGGCGAATAGGAAAGGCGGCATTAATAAGTGCCATACCTGCCATATTAATAGCCATAGTACCGACTATTTTGCCAGTTGCAGTTACACTTACTTCAGCTGTACCGGCTAAAGTAGCTGTGGTTTCAGTAAAACCCATTGCAGCACCAATGTCAGCCCCATAGTTAATAGCTACATATAATACAATAATGGTAGCTATTAAACGCATAGTGCTCTTACCCTCTGGCACTACGTTATATACTACGCTTTGACCTGCTTGTACACGCACAGTGCTCCACTCGGATTGCGGGATCTTAACGCCGTCTAAAAATAAGATTAATTTTTTAGCAAAGTAATCGCTAATTTTATATGTATTAATTAAATTTTGGGATACATCGGCTAATGTAGCTCCAGGTATAACTAGTTGTGTGTAATTTGCTTGTTTTAAGGGGTGAGGTTTACCTACCAGCATTGTGCTAGCTTGCGTACTATATTTATAGTAACCTTCAATACGTTTAGTCCATTTTGGGCTATTAACAGACTCTAAAACAGTATCCATGCCGTCACGGGCATGGATAAACTTATCTTCTCCAACGTAGATACCTACGTGAAAAGGTTCCCCTAATATATTGAATACTATAACTGAGCCGATTTCTGGTGTTTGGACTTGTGACCAATTGTTTTTATATTGATCCATCATCTCAAGAATACGTGTATCATATGCTCCAGCATACTCTTCAGTATAGCTTGGTAAGTCGATATCATACTCTTGTTTATAAAATAAACGCACTAATCCCCAGCAGTCAATTCCGCTTTCATCTCTACCATTACTGGTATAAGGTAATCCAATATACTTATTATAATTCATTAAAATAATCCTGGAAAGTTGGCCGGAGTAAACGTAAAACATGGAAATGGTTCACGACTAAGGCTTACCATATTTAAATCAAATCTGATTTGATCAGCGTTGTAAGTAACATTAGTTATTTTAAAACCTGAAAAACTAGCTTCAACAGTGTTAGGGCTACTAGCTAGTACTATATCTATTTTTACACTAACGGGGCTTGTTAAATGAGTGCGTATAAGATCAATCGCTTCACGAGTAACAAAGTTTAGTATTAAACTACATTGTCCTGATCCTGCTTCTTCTTCGCCTGGCAAAGCTATTTGCATAGGCAAAAATAAATAGTCTCTACTAATGCCTCCATTAATAGTACTAGTAACGCCATATACTACATCTGTGTCTGTTGTTAGAGACTCAATCCTGTTAGTATAGCCATCAGCTAAACGCACAGGAGTTGTAGGATTTGATGGATCAGTAATAGTAACAAGTAAAATTAATGCTTCCGGTGTTTCTGAAGCAAACATTGCTCTAATAGCTGATTGTGATAAACTATTTATTCTGCTCATGGCATCACTTCAAATTTAAGACTGGTAGACCAGTACCCTGGTGCCATATATTGTAAAGTAAAAAATTCACCACTACTACCAGGTATAATACGTACTTCTACGGTAGTATAAAGTCGTGGATGCGTAAAGCTAAAACGATTAACACCAGCAATACCAGGCGTAGTAGTATTTGTAGGAAGATTTTTTATAAAGTCTTCTAGTTTCTGAGTCTGTGCGGTAGTCATTAAAAAGTTTAGAGTAAACTCACTAGGACGCGAAGCCCTGCGTCTTTGTTTCGCAGGGCCAGCATCTGTTTGTGAGCGTATAACATTAATTCCAACCGATTCAGTAAAGCCTTTTTGAGGCACTTGCGGAAGCGATGCTGGCCATGCTACTATTGGCATATATTATCTCCTTGCCAGTAATGGTGTTGTACCATAACTAGTTGTCATTGCTTGTTGAGTATTTGAACCTACACGATTTAATTCGCCTGCAACCATATCGCCAACCATTACTTCTATACGACGATTTCCACGTGAATCCATGGTTTCTTTAGTAGTTGCTTTTTCAGTGCTGTAGTTGTTAATAACTACATCTACGTTGCTACCACTATTGCCGCCACGAACTCCTAGATTTCCTTGACTATCGCGCTTTAGGGGCATAATAGCTTCGGGACCTGCTTCGCCCATTAAACCTGTACCTTGTGCAAACTTAAATAGGGTAGGTTGATCAACAACTGAATTAGTAAACATTCCGCCTTTAGCGTATGTTTGCAGTCCAGTATCGTATACTGCACCTTTGGCAGCAGGTACTACAGGTGTTGCAGTAAAAAATGCTGCAGCTGAAGTCATCATACCACTTAGTCCATTCATGCCACCGTATAATGCAGACATTTGCGCACGTAATTCAAATCTAATTAAATCCATCAACATTTGATCTACAAGACCTTTAAAGTCTAGTTTACCAGTTCTGGCAAATTCAGCTAAAGCGTCGCCCATACTTTGGAAAGCACCATGTACAATGCCAGCATAACTATTCATTTTACTAGCAAGATTTTCCGTTTGATCAGCTGCAGCCAATTTTTGATCGTAAACAGCTTTAAAAGACTCGCTTTGTGCGTCTATAACTTTGTTCATTGTTGTCATTGACTCAATCTGAGCAACGTTAGTCATGATACCTAATTCATCAACTTCTGCATTTTTTCGTGCTAGATCTCTTTTCTCTTTTACATTATTTACATTAGATTGTCCTTCATTAAATTCTCTAAGTGCGCTGGCCCTGTCTAAATCTGCTTTTTCTTTGGCGGCCGCTTCAGGCGTAACTAAATTAAGTGCTTTTCTATAATTTAATTCGTCTTCTGCTTTACCGCTTTGAGCATCAGCTGTAGTTTTCTTAAACCCAGCTAGTTTTTGTTCTACCGTAAAGCGGGCTTCTATAAGTTTTAAAGCGTCTTGTAGGCCTTTGTTATCTTTTTCTTTTTCTTGTCTAGCTTTAACTAACTCTAGGTTTTTTTCTGCTAAAGCTATGCTTTTAGCGTCTCCAGGTGAATTGGTCTTAAGAGCGTCTATTTCGTTTTCTACCTTTTTGCGCTCTAATACAAACTTATTTTCTAGCTTTTCGTTTTCAAGTTTTGCTGTTGCTTGTACGTTTTGCTCTGAAGAGAATCCAAGTAAACTACTAATTATACCTAATCTAGCAATATCTTGGTCAAGTATTGCTTCGTTTAAACTATTTAAAGTTGTGGCTTGTGCCAGTTCTTGCGCTTTAAGTTTGATTCTATTATCTACACCTTTATTGTCTTTTTCTTTTTCTTGTCTTTTTATAACTTCTGCTAGTAGAAGTTCTTGTTTTTTGACTTCATCTCTGCCTCTTTTAGAATCATCCATTTCCGCATTTGTTATTGCTGTTTCGTACCCACGTCTTTCTAGAAGAAACTTACTGTCTAATACTTGCATCTCTAACATTTGCTTTTTAGCAAGATTTTCTGAAGCATTAAGAGTATTAATGCTCATTAAAATATCTTCTCTTGCTATCTCTTGTTGTAGTGTAGCATTACTAGCGTCTGCTATTTGTTTTGCATTAGCAAGCTCGCCTAGATTTACTTTTTGCTTAGTATCTAAAGAATTTGCACCTTGTTCACTATTTTTTAATATTAAAGCAGCAAGCTGTGGGCCCAACAAATTGTTAAGTTTATTAGCATAATTTTTTTCGTATTTAATTTGCGGATCATTTGTATTTCTTGTATACTGCGGATTATCTGGATCTCTTGATGAAAGATTTTCAAGTTTAATCATGCCAGTCGGGTTGTTGGCTAATACTTCTCTAAAATTTCGGGTTCCGGCTAGCTTAGCTTCTAGTTCTGCAATTGTTCCAGGAGATTTTTTAGCGTCTTTAGCGTCTTGCACAGCTATTCTATCACTAACTTCTTGTAATACTAACTCTAAGTCCATATTACTTCTGATTAACTGCATTGTAGTCTTTATTGCTTCAATTTGAATAGTAATTTCTGTGCCTTTTAATTCGCCTGTGCGTGCTGCTGCTTCTGCTCCAGATAGTGACTGCACAGTAGCTTGTGCAATAGTAAGTGCAGCTTTTTGAGAAGCTTGGCCAAGTGCAATATCTATATATTTTGCACCTTGTTTAAAAGAAATATCAACACCTTTTCCAAATAACTCTGTGGCTTGTTGAAAAACTTTTTTATCTATACCAAGTTGTAAGTTTAGTAATGTGCCTTCAGCGTTTTTAAGACCACGTATTTCTCCACCTAACTTATCTCTTTGTTCTTGTGCACTTCCTTGTTCTTGCGGTCCAATTCCCCAGAAAGTAGGGTCTTTAGCATGTATAAATTCTTCTGTTTTTGTAGTTATCTGGTCCTGTACAGCTGCTAGGCTTTGTCCATATGCTGTGTAGTCTTGTAATGTAGCTTTAAATTGTGCGCGTATTGCAACAAATTGCTCAACAAACTCAGGACCAAACTGTGCAATTTTCCTAGGAGTAGTTGCTAAGTCATTAAAAGCAGCATTTAGGTCATGAAGACTACCTTTTGTTAAATCATCCATGTTTAACGATAAGTCTGTTAAGGCGGCTCCAATTTTAAATAAAGGATTACTATTAGCTGTAGATTGAATAAACTCATCATAGGCTTTTGTAACATTTTCTGTAGCGGTTTTAAAAGATTGAAGTCTGGCACTAGATTCTGCTAGTCTAACAGCAAGAGCTTTATTTGATATTTGAAACTCGTCTTGTGCTTTAGTACTTATTTTAAATCTTGCTGCTACAGTAGTAAGATCTAAACTATTTACACCAAGGGCTTTCTTAAAACTTGCTTCTGCTTCATCTCCCATACCCGCTGCACGAAATAGTTGCAACTGTTGCTGTACTGTAGCGGCAAGATTTTTTGCTGACTCAGAATTAGCATCTTTATCAAACAATCCCTTAATATTATTTATTGCACGATCCCAGCCGCTATTATCCAACGCTTTTAATAAATCTTTAGTAGTTTGAATTTGTGTTTCAATTGCATCAGTTGTAGTGTTACTTGCATTTGAAAGTGCAAAAAAACCTTGAATTGAGGCTGTAGCTATTCCAGGCTGTTTTGCAAGAGCTGCTAAAGTTCTGGCTGAATTATCAACTGCGTCTGAAGTAGTTTTTATTGCTTTATTAAAAGCGTCTGCTTCTTTTTCTGTTTTTGTAAGCCAAGAGTCAAGTAAAGCAAATGCTCCAACTAGAGCACCTATAGCCATACCCCATACTCCAAATGCTGAAATTAGCGAGCCAATTTTTTGTACCACTATACCAGTAAGTCCGGCTGTACGAGTTAAACCTGCTTGAAACGCACTCATGTATGGAGCGGGTTTCATAATTGCATCACCATTCTTTTCAGTACCAGTTTGTACCATTAATTGGCCGGCTCTAGCTTTCTTAATTTCGTCATTTAATTTAGTATAAGCTGTTCTAGCTCCATAAATTGCTTGAGTTTCTGCAGTTGTAGATCTAATGCTATCACTTGCTAATTTATTTAATGTACGTTTTTGTATAACCTCATTAGAATAGTCTGTACTGAGCAGACCCGTCCGATTAGCTAAAACAACAGCTTGCACATTTGTATTAGCCATTTCGGCACCCGCACGTATTGCTTTTAATTCCGCAATGTGTGCTTTAAGTCTGGTAGCTTCTTCAGAATTTCGTTTAGCTAAATCGTTAGCACGACGATCTAAAGATTTTATTTCTGCAGCTGTAAGAGCAAATGGATCTTTAGCAGCTAATGCAGCATAGTCCGTTTTGTTAGTTTTACTAAAAGCACCATTTTTTGAAAGTTCTTGAATTCTACTTTGTGTAGCTGCTGACTTTCTATAAGCTTTTTCAGCAGCTGCACCTGCGGCCGCTGCTCCCATACCTATCTTTTCTTGCTGATCGGAGTACATAGTACTAAAAGCCATGCGACTTGCGTCAGCAGTTTTCTTTAAATTATCTCGGTATTGTCCTAAAGCAGGAATAGCACTCTTAATTATTGATGCACCTATTGCTGCTAAAACTCCAAGCAATGCTACAGGATTTTGAGACAATATATTAACTAGTGGTACAAAAGCTTTGTTAGTAATTTCTAGTGCTACAAAACTTAAATCTTTTAAACTAGCTAAAAGTTTATCGTAGGGATTAGCAGGTATATCAATAGAACTAAATTTGTCCATGCCTTCTTTTAGCACGGCATTAGCAAATGCTTGACGTCTTTCAAAGTCTGTTAAGCTGCCTGTAGCTTTACCTATGCTACGGGCATAATCTTCTGTGGCGGGACCTATTTTTGTAAATAAACCAAGTTCGTCTAGTAACTCAGGCTCTAGTTTTGAAATACCGCGAGTCAAACGACTAATAGCGTCAGGCATACCAATACCCAAAGCTTTAGAGGCTTTGTTTGCAACTGCTCCTAGCAGCTCCATCTGTTTACCGGACAATCCAGCAGCAGTACCTTTTGTAGTTGCTTCCATTGCTTCGCGCATACTAATTGCGCCGTCGGTAGCATTTCTTAAATTTTGAGCAATAGTACCTAATGCTGTTCCACTAGCAGCACCTAACTGATTCATACCTTGAACCATATTTGAAGTATCTGCTGCATCGCTTAATGCTCGGAAGGCAGCTCCAGCTGCAAATACGTTGGCAGCATAAGTAGCATATAGACGTACTAATCCATCAAGCCCACGAGCTTGGTTTGCAAAGTCTCGTCCTGACGCACCTGTGGCGCCGGCACTACCTCTGGCAATATCGTATTCGGTAGTACCCATTGTGGCTTTTTTCCAACCACTACTACCTTTTCCACCGCCAAGACCTTTACTCACCTGCTTATCAAATGAGTCAAAGGTACCTCTAGCCTTTTTGAGTTTATTGTCAATCTTCTCAATGGTTCCTAGGTCGTCTAGCTTAACTTGTAAAACTGTTGTATCGTTACTCATGCTTACTCCTGTTCGGATATTATCAAAATTTTTTGATAACTTAACTAGAGATCATTATACCATGTGACCACGCAGTTGTCAAACCAAAAAATTTTTAACGCAAAAAAGCCCGCTAATTTTAATTAGCAGGCTCTTGTGTCTTTTTCTTATTATTGATTTCTTCTGATCTAATATTATCAATTACGCGTATTAGCATAACTATAAATTTTTGCTCAGAAGGATCAACCTCTGTTGCTTCTAAAACATCTTTAATACCTATTAAGGATTTACCTAAGTAGTTTCCATTCATAAAATCCCACTCATCTCGCAGCATTCTATACGCATTAAACGCTTGCTGCACTTCAAATGGAAAATCGTCAAACTCAACCGGAATTTCAGACTCTATAGGTTCAGTACCTAATGTTTCACACATTTCAAAATACATGTCTTTAGTCATTGACACGCCCATATTTTGAATGTAGTTAACCAACTGCAGATTTACTTGCTGGAGCTGGTCGTCGAAAAGTTTCCCAAGTCTGTGACCTGTTCGCTAATAAATGCATCAAAGTTACTGGAGTTTTTCATTAAGTACAGTGCATTTTCTGCGCTATAACCTAAGTCTGCTCCCATGTCTTGTTCTTTTAAGTCGACTGGTGCTAGTTGTTCAAGATAAGTCAGTTTAAAACCGGACCATCCTTTAATAGCATTTTCAACGTAAAGTTGTAGAAATAAATCTTCGTTAAATTCTTCCGAAGCTTGACGATTTTTAAAGCTAGTCTTTGTAGACTTCTTACGAATTGATAGGAGTGTTTCGCGAGATAAAAATGCCAAATCAATCATAAAACCAGGCATACCAGGATATTCGACCTGTACTGATTTTGAAGGAACTAACAGTGTTTTTAAAGAGAGAGTATTAATAGTCATTTTATAATAAGATTAAAAAGAGAGACTGGAGATCAAACCAGTCTCTATGAAAATACAGTAGCTACTTAAGTTGGTACTGCGTAATATTTAACAGTAAGCTCATTAGCTTTTTCAATGTTGTATGTACTACCGGCAGTGCCGAGTTCAGAACCTTGAGCAGTTAAAGTAATTGCTGTTGAAATAACTTGTTCTGTGGTTAAGGTTGGAATAGTTAGCATAGTTGTAGGCATAACCAATTCTACTTTATTAGTATCAACAACACTGCCACCAATAGAAATTAAAGCACTAAACTTGTTTTCAGTACTATTAGCAGTTAATAAATCTGCTAGTAAAGCTGAAGGAGAGCCCGTACCTGTTTTTAAGTAAGCAGTAACATTAGATGTTATAGTGCGCGTACCTGTGAAATACGTACAAGGCACATTTAGTGTACCTAAGTTGGCTGGTGTTAAATATGTTACATTATTAGCAATACTTAAGCTTCCACCTGTTAAGGCTACTGTGTATATAACAGGTGTAGCTGCATTGCTTGTAAGTGTCATAGTTGACAACTTATTAGCTATATAAGGTGCAGTAGTATTTTTTGGTTTATAAACCCCAGCTGCTACTGGAGTTGGACTAACAGTTACGTGAAATGAAGCAGTGGTTGCATCTAATACAATAGTAGCTTCACGTACATTCATACCTTTACCAGCCCAAGCAATACTAGCAATAGCATCAATACCAAAATCAATAGTGGCTGTATCAAGAACACAGTTATCAATAATATAAGCTGAGTTATCAAACTTAATAACTAAACCAAATGGTTGTAATTGGTGCTTGTTAGAACCAGAAAAAGTGGCGTAACTAGCTCTTTTATCTGTAAAAGTTGATGTTGAAGTAGATGTTACCCATCCGGCGCCATCTGAGCTTGAAATAGCACCCCATAAAACAGACTCTTCACAAGCAACTATGTCATCGGCGTCGTAGCCAGCAGTAACAGTACCTTCTACGTATCTAGGACGCATATAAGTGGAAAAACTCCAGTCTGCGGGTTCTAGCGAAGTATTAAAACTACGTTGTCCACGAATTGGTGTTGCACCAGCTTCGTTTAGTGTAACTGTTTCTTGGGCTGAATTTTGTGAGAATGAAAACCCGTCTTGGACTTGAATCTCAAATGTGTTTGAATCAGTGAAGCCTGTGTCTTTGACTTTACCATTACTGTCTACATGAGTCGTGAAGAACACTCGACTATTACGAATTAAATTTAATGCCATACTCTTTCCTTTATGATTTTTGGAAATATTTTAAGCATCGTGACTAGATATTTATCTGTTGTTATGCTTGCGTAAATCCGAGAGTTATACAAGTGCGTATCGCACTTGTAAGTTGATTTCACCGACACCATAAGGAGTTAATAGTCCTTCATCGGTGGTTATAGACTGAATTAAAATTTCAGTTGTTGACAGATTTCTAGTAGCATCATATACTAATACGCGATTAGCGTCTACTACGTTTTCAAGATCATTCAATAGATCCTCTAATTGTTGTTGTGTTTCGCTTTCGCTGCGAACGTATGCTTTGACGCTGACATTTAAATACGCCCACGTAAAGTCGCTGGGCATGTATTCGCGGATTTCTGAACCTGCTGTAAGATATACACAAGGAAAATCTTGTACTTCATCCCAGAATTTCAATTTAGGGTAGCTGTTATCATTTAAGTCGGAAGCAAATGTACCAGTACCGTTAATTATTTTAAATTTCTCAGCAAGAGCTGTTATAATACTTATTCTTTTTGTCATAAGGCTACTGCCCTTAATCTATTGC